TCAAACTTAGTCCATTTTAATATCTCAGTATTAGCTACGCAGTTTAAGGCAACACCACCAGCATAAGCAAGTTTAGTCATACCTGTTTCTTGCTGTAACCAACCAGCCATATTAGCAATAATTGTTTGTGTAACATTTTGAACAGAGGCAGCTATATCCCAATCTAAAGCCCCATATCCTACTCCGCGTTCTAAATCTTGTAAAACTGTGTAACTACCCTTATAATCATAGTGTAAAATATTATCCCTAATATATTTAGACCATTTGGGATTACCATAAGCTGCAGCAGCCATTACTTGAGATTCATCAGATAATGGTTGTAATCCTAAGAAACGAGTAGCAGCACTATAAAATAATCCCAGTGAGTTAGGATATCGCATACGTTTTAACCATGTAAATTTACCATTAGAGTACACGCCTAAAGAAGTAGAAAATTTATTTCCTACCGTATCTATAACCATGACTGCGCAGTCTTCCCAATCAGTAGTAATTATAGAACTCATGGCATGAGCTTCATGATGGTCTACTAGTACAGGTTTTGCTTTAGTTACTTTTTTAATATCTCTTTTAAATCTTTTATAAGTAGTTTCTTCATAAAATACAGCATAATCAAAATCTTCATAAGCATTTTTTAACCAATTAATAGTATGAATTGGAAAGTTATTATCATATTTATTACGAGAAAAACGCTCTTCATGAGATGCTCCTAATATTTTATTATTTTTTATATTTGCTGCTGCACTATCATGGTGATAGCAACTTACTCCTAGTATGTTCATCAAAGTACCTTTTAAATAAGGATGTTAAATCTGTTTTAGTTTTAGTAGAATAATTAGGCGTATCTATAAAATCTACAAAGGCCCACCTATAGTTATCTACTATAGGTTGTATTCTATGAACCATAAAACAGGGAAATAATACAGTTTTTCCTGGTTTAGGATATATTCTTGCTATTACATTATCAGGTTCAGGGGCTGAAAAATCTGTCTCTCTAACTCTAGCACCTTTAGGATTCCAACTACCTAACTCAAAAGGCTTTCCTTCTGTTAAGTAAATCATATGAGTCCAAAAACGTCCGGGCCTAGAAGTAGTAAGTCTTTTTTCTGCAAAATCTAAATTATCAAAATGCCACTCATAACCTTCTCCAGGTTTTAAAAGTATAGCGGATTTACCTGCAAACTCACATTGCCATTGATGGGCATGTTTTATATAATTTGCTGTGCAGTATTTTACAATTTTATCTGCTTTTTTTGCTATCTCGTTTGAAAATCCGATCTCAACTGCGTCTTTCCACTCGTTTGCAATGTAATCTCCCATCTTGTAAATACCTCCGAAGCTAATCGCAAAGCAAAATGATTGTGACCATGTTGATTTATATGACCTCTTCCATCTGCAAAATCTTTAGCTAAATCTCTTAAATAATATTCCCATACACAGGGATGATCTTTTATCATAGGTTGTTCTATAATATTAGGACGATATATAGGAATTAACATTAACTTTTCGGCAGTAGCTTCACCTAATACTGCTTTTACAAATAAGGCATTTGTTCTATTATACCACGCCATACGTGTAATTTTTTTAAACCATATATCTTGTACTAATTTTCCCCATATATCACCAGACCCCCACCCATAAGGAAGTAAATAATCTCCATTTCCTTTAGGATCAGCTCTGTGATGGTGCCCTATCAACCAAATTACTTTAAAACGATTGACAAGATCATTCTCTATGATATAATTAGCTTGAGCATCTAATGTTATTCCTGCTTCTTCATAACGATTTTTCAAACCTAATTGGTCAAAAGCGGGTATAGGTGCTTCATCACTTGGTATTGACCAAGAGTTTCCTACTACAAAGATTTCATTATTTATGTTCATAATTGCCTGTGGCGATAGTTTTACGCAAGGAGAAGGTCTTGAGAAACAAACTCAAGCCTACCCTTATTTATTAAATGCGGATATTAAAAATCTAGCACAAAGTGGTGCGTCTGAATATCTTATTACAACACAAATTGAACAAGCTGTCAAGCTAAAACCTGATTTGATTGTTGTAGGGCATACCAGTGAATATAGATGGGAAGTCTGGGATGCTAGAAATGAAATACAGCAAGGATTTTTAATAGCTAATCATGTACTAAAAAATGAGAAGTATTATAGAAACTGGATTCTATCTGAACAAATATTAAGTAATACTAGAAATACTAAAGAACATAAAGCTGCATGGCATGCAGCTGGTATGTTGTATTTTTCTGAAATAGAGTTAGTACAACGTCTCTGGAGTGGGGCAGTAGCTAAACAAATACTATTAGCACAAAGAGTAAATATACCAATGATTCATCATTGTTGTTTTCCTCATTTACAAATACTACTATCAGAACTTACAGATGATTACATAGAATTTCATTTAGATTTAGAAAAACACAAAGATTTAGCTCCAGATGGTTCTCATGCAGGAGTTAAGAGTCATATGAAACTAGCTAATATGATTATGAATAAACTCAGCTAGAGCTTTAGTTGCTTTTCTATTAGGGTGAACTTGGTCGGTAGCAGAAGCAAAATATTCAGGATGATCTTTCCAAAAGTTGTGTTTATGCTCCCAAAGTTCCCAAAGTTTCATTGCTCCTCTTTTATCATTGTCTGAGTATTTTTCAAAGTGGGTATAATCCCCAAAAATAGTGGTATCTTCAAAATCAGGATAGAAAAATTCAGTAATACTAGGAATCTTGAGATAACAATTAAAGTCAGGTTCAATTTTTTCTATACCACCTAATAGAATTAACTTATGTTTATACTGATCTAGTACCTTATATTCTAATTCTTTTACTAAGTTAATTTTTTCAAATAAATCAGTAGTAGTGTATGCTCTATGATGTTCGGGAGTTAAGTGTTTAAAATCTCGCGTAGCACAAGTTTTAACGTATACAACAAAATCAAACCCTATTTCATGACTCATTAAGCAACTTAAAGATACAAAATCACCCCAACCAGGATTAGCAGCATGTGCTACTTCATGACCTAAATCTCGTAAGTATCTGGATATAGAATATTTTTCAGCAAAAGCTCTGGTCTCTTCGGGAGTGAGAGTTGGATCCCACTCCCCTGCTGACCACGAGTCTCCTGTGACCATTATTCTAGCCATTTAGAGACACGCTGCTACAATATCTTTAATTTCTTCCCATTTTTCCTCTTCTTCTTGTAAATTTTCTTTACGAACAATGGTAGAAATTTTAGTAATAGTTGCTACAGGAATATCATATTCTGATTTAATATCTTTTTTAAGTTCATTAATAGACTCTCTAATTGCTTCTCCTTGAATCATAAGATCTACAATACGTGAGATTTCTTTGCGTAATTCTGCTTTTAGTGCTACTTCCATTTATTTTTTCCTTTATGGTTGTTCAGTTACAATAGTTAAAAATAGTTTATTTTGTAGTTCTTTATTAGCAAAATGACAAGAACTGTGTATTACCGACCTATCAAAAGCTATTAAAGATTGAGATTCCCACTTTGCTGCAAGCTCTACTGAAAATCCCCATAACGCCTCATAATCAATATGAGTTAGATAATTATTATAATCTTCTTTTGACAAATATGCATCTGTTAAATTAAATATATCACTGTTTTCATAGTCAGTAACTGTAATATGACTTGGTGTATCAAACGATTCGTCAGAAGACGTATCTACACCTCGTTGAAATCTAGCTTGACAACCACTCCATCTTTGATCAAAAAGCATACTATAAATATCTAAAGATTTGTCCCAGTGTAAAGGTATAATAATTTGCTTATATACTTTACTTTGAGGGTCTTTACCGCTATCAGTATGTAAACGATATGGTCCTAAAGTTATATTAAATTTTCCACCTATCATTTTATAATCACCAATACATTTTGTAAGTACTGGATCTAGTATCTCTTTAGCTCCTGTATCCCAAGAAACAGGAGCGCTACAAGCAGTAGCAGTTTCTCCAGGATTAGGTCTTCGTTTAGCTAGTGTATGTTCAAAATCTGCAACATTAAGAGAGTCGTCAAACATTTTATAATTTGCAATTCCAGAACCTGCTTTAGGAGCTTTCTTAAAAAGATTTATAAGTTGTTTAGTTTCGTCTTTAGAAAATACATTTTTATAAACCTTAGAAGGTTCCCAACTAGCTATAATTGCATCTTCTATTTCTTTAGGTCTTCTACTAAAATGTTCGTACATTAAAGTCTCCTTTCTAATTGTTCATAACAGTAATGAAAAGCATCTGAATATTGTCTTAAATAATCTTGGCGTTCAGTAATCCATTTATAACTTGTAATACATACTTCTCTATTACATAAATCAGTTGCATTAGGACACGAACCAATAAGTGGCGTGTACCAAGGAAATCTACTACTAGATATATCACATAAAGGTTTAGGATTATAAGTAAACCTTGGAATATTAAATCTTTTAAATAAATCAAATAATTTATCTAATTTGATGGGTGCTAGATTTTTAAAACTAAACATATAAACAGGTATATCTGAATCTTTATTTATAGTCTGTAATTGAATAGATTTAATATCGCTCAATTCTTTTCTTAAAAAATTCATATTATTCTGTCTTATCTCATTCATTTCATCTAATTGAGTAAGTTTAATTCTACCTATTTCTTGTAAAATAGGATGGCATAAAAAGGTATAGTCTAATCCTTCTAGTGAAAGATCAGTGTGTCCTATTATTTTATTTTTGTGAGTAGATTTAGATCCATAGTATATAATCTTATGATATAAATCTTCAGACTCAGTAATTATAGCCCCTGCTCCGCCTATAGGTAATAGTTTGCCAGAATTAAAACTAAAAGCTCCTATATGACCTATAGTGCCTGTAAAATTTTCTACATACTTTCTACCCATACTTTGTGCAGAATCTTCAATCATTATAAGATCATGTTCATCACAAAAAGCGCGTATTTTGTGTAATTCAGGACAAGAACCATATAAATTAACTACTAGTACAGCTTTAGTTCTAGGACTATATGCTTCTACTATAGCATCATATGATATTTGAAAAGTATTAGGATCAATATCTGCAAATATAGGTAGTGCACCTATATGTACAATAGGAGATAAAGTCTGTCCCCAAGATATAGGAGTAGTAATTACTTCATCATCTTTAGTAACTCCAGCAGCTAATAGTGCTAAAAATATAGAAGTATAACCAGAATTAGTAACAAAACAATGATTAGTTCCTAAATAGTCGCACAACTCATTTTCAAAAGAGGTTGGTCCTTTAAAATAAAAACTATCAGCCACTCTTCTATCTTTAGCATCTGGTTCATATAAATATGGTAGACAAGAATGAATCTCATCTACAGTAATATTAGGATATAGAGGCGGTTTTGCAGTAACCAACTTCATCTATTAGCTCCGAAATTATAATTTATTGTCGAGTAATAACTCAACTAAGTTATGTATGTCTTTTACTCTAGAACTATAGTTAGAAATATTATGTTCTAATATAGGAGCAATATTATTAAAAAAACTAGTCCATTGTGAGTCTGTAAAATTAATAAGTTCTATAGCTTGAACTATAGCTGCCTTAACTCTATAGTCATCATCTAAGTCATCATAGCTTTCATCAATATAGGGATGAAATGTTTTATATCCTAGATTTCTAAGATATTTTAATGTATTCTTCTGTCCTATAACAATAAAAGGTTTTTTATAAAATATATTTCTCCATATTTTTTCAGTAATTAAAGGATAACCAAGTTTGTGATAATCATTATAATATGCTTCTATAACTATATTTACCAGGGATAATTTAAAACTACTTGGCACACTTATATACCGATTAAATATATCTTTACTATTTTTTATAGAATCTAATTGTAAATAACGTAATCTAGACTTATGTGGTAACTGAAATTTAATTTTATCCCAAGCCAAAGGTAAATCTACTATATTACTACTTACGTATCCATTTTTTAAAAGATTATTACGATCTAGTATAGATGTAGCAAGTAACGCTCCTGCATGTTTTTCAGAACGCATATTAAGCATAGTATATATTTTTTTATCTTTTAAAATATCATTATATATAGTTTCATACACACGTACTTCAGGAAACTCTAAAAAGCTGGGTAAACTAAATACTTTAGGATGGTTGGTGTATGTTTGAGAAAAAGAATTAAGTATAATTCTATTATTAGGAAACTCAGAACAATCTTCTAAAGATTGTAAAATATACCTTAGTGTAGAATCAAGCATAGGCTCTATAGTTATATCAATAAGTATATAACCTTTACCATTTCTTAGTGCGTCAATAACTTGTTTATCAATATAAGACCATAGACCCCAATCTCTATGATCATTTTGGATAAGAACCTGAGATTGAAAAGCAGGTTCCTGCATTATAATAGGATAGATAAAAGAAGATAGACTAGAAATATCAGAAGGTTCAAAAATATATAAATTTCCACATTGTTGTAATAAACTAGGAATCTGTCTATAATATCTATCTCTAAGTATATCTTCTGTATCATATCCTGTAACATTAGGAAACCACACATTAGGCTTCCAATCATGTTCATAGATTAAGGGAATCATACTAACTGAAATGTCTTTCTAATATTTTCAGGTCTTTTTCTAATTAGTTTATCTTGTGTAAACTTCTCCAATATGTTATTAAAAATATCATGACTTAGTTGTGTAATATCATTAGACTTAGTACCGTCCACTAGTAATCTCTGATGAACCATGTTCAAAGCAGTTATTAAATTGGCAGAACCGATAGCTCTTGAATCTTTGTAATCTCCTTCAGTTCTGACCTTTACTAACTCCCATGTTTCGTTTTCCCAAACAGTGTCGTCATCCTCATCGAATACTTCGATGGGCATACCGCATAGAATTTTCCATACCATATCATCATATTTTGTTGTCATTATTCAATTCACTTATAAAAAGAGCGTAGCTGTACCGGCTACGCTCGCACACTCCCTACGGTCGTATTAGGAAGCAATCCAATCATCACGATA